GCTCGTGACTGAATATCTCTCCAGATAACGCAGTCAGGCTCACTCATGTGAGACAGTGCAAGGTCTAGTGCCGCATAAAGCTCAGGCGCTGCGGCGATCAAATCCCGGTCAGCATCGGCAAGCCCCCCTTCGTCAGCGTCATCAACCGTCGCAAACCATGCGTCACCGTCATCGCCGTCATTGCGGCTTTGAGGCACTAGCACTGTCGTGTCGTCGTCTGAGTAAAGGCCAGACCATCCGCCATTCCATTTGTCTTCGCGCCAATGCCAACTGCCGGGAGTAAACTTTGTATCACTCATAGGTCATTCCTCCCACGTTATTTTGACAGTAGCCATTGATCTGCCGACGGACGCGATATCTCTGGCTTCAGCTTCGTCTTGGTAAACCATAACGCCGGTTTGTGCAACGCGATTATTTGATGGGTCTGAGTAAATATTCACCCACCCTTCTTTGGTAATAGGACCGGCAGTGAGGTCTGGTCGGGAAACCATCAGGCTGCCTTCTTTGGTAGCTCGTGAAATAATTTCATGGCCTTCCTCTCCTTCTATGGCAACCACATAAGAGTACGGCGAGTCTTTTTTGATTTTGCCCAGCACTCGGGCTGGATATTTTCCGCTGCGAAGGTTGGGCGGGGGATTGTCGAGGTCCAGTGCAGGGTTCTTTGCCTTTGCCGGTGTAGCGTATTCGTAGTCACTCATGGTATTTCTCCTAGATCTTCTGTTACTGGCTCCCCAGGAATCTCCATCTCTTGTAACAGCTGATGGCACATTGCAACGTCTGTTGCTGCTTTGTATTTGAACACTATCATTAGAACCCCCCTTGGGTGAAACGTCTCCAGTCAACAGCTACCTTACAGTGGAAGTTTCTGGTTTGAATTTCTTTGATACATCTTTCGAGATAGTCCACGATCCCCTTTTGTACACCAACGATCTCACTAATCAACAACATCTTTTCGTCAGCGGCCATATACATGTCTACGTCAGTTTTGAGGATCTTCTCGTGCACCACTCCGTGAGTATTGTAGTACTGATCTGTCTGTTTTCCCATCCAATATTTCCAACGTTCTAACTTAACCTTTTCTCGAAAGCCATACAGCTCCTTCAAAGTCAACGTGTGGTCAGTAAACAGCTGGTTATACTTCATATGCAGACGAGGAGTTGAGATGACTGCATGGTCGAGATCAGTATCGTCTATGTTGAGATCGTCGTTTGAAGCTTCCTTGATTTCATTAAGGATGTCCTTTAACCCGTCACGCATCTCTGTTAAATCCTTCTTCATATTTTCACTTAACATCATCAATCTCCAGTGTAATCTTCTGTAATCCGTTCGCCGTCTTTAGTCATCACCTTAAACTGATTATATCTAAGCGTGATATCAAACGTTAGAGCGATGGATTCACCTATAGAAGTATACTGTACCGCAGAAATGTTCGTAATGAAACAGTCGGTGTAAATAAACCTTGTAGAAGGTTGGTTCTGCTCATCCAAAGCCGTGAGTTCAAGTGTTCGAACTAGATCTGGATAAACTGAAGACTTGGCATTCTTCAGTGACAGCATCCACTTATATAGATCGATCCACTGACGGTGGTCATCGCTCAGCAGCATCTGAACGATCAGAGGAGATGACGTTATTTTGTTCGAGGGTAGGTATATGTCTTTATGCTGACTCCCGAAGGCAGTTTCGCCAAGATCAAGGTCAGCTACGTTCGTTGATTGGACTGAGTATGTATTGTCCCTATTTTCATCGAACACCATGATGTAGTTGGTGGTGCGAGCGACATTCTGTTGCTGCATATTCTTCTCCTATAAGTATAGTTAAGTATTTTACTACGTTGATATCATTTATGCAATCATTTAAGCAATTTTCACAAATGAACACATTTAGTGGGTTTTTAATATCCCGTGTGGCTATGCCTCAGATTAACGATATGAGTGGATTTATTAACTTCCTTGATCGTCAAGGGGTTGATGTTGTTCAAACTATGTCGTCAGTTGAAACTTTTAACCCAACGCAGACCCACTACGACGAAGATAAAGTCAACAGTATTATTAAGCAGTGGTCAGACCCTGTGGCAATAGCTGACTCATCACCAATTATAGTGTCAGATGATGGTTTTGTTCTTGATGGTCATCACCGCTTCTTGGCAGCCAAACACATGGAGGTGGATATTCCAATCGTCCTCGTTTCTCTGCCGATAAATCAACTGATGAAGATAGCATTCGAATACACGGAGCTTCGCAGTGGCTGATATCCATATCACTAAGGTAAACGACTCTTGGATGAAGATTTTGTGTGCAGAGACGTACATGGAGCTCGACCTTCAAGACAACTTCAAGTTCCTGGTACCTGGGGCGAAGTACGATCGTCGGGTTAAAGCAGGAAAATGGGACGGTTATAAGAACCTGTATAACAGACGCACTCGTCGTATGTATACTGGACTGTTGCTTAGGGTCCTAGTTCTGTGTGAGCAGAAGGGATGGAGTACGCAGCTTGATCCTGATCTTATGACAGGTAGTGATGTGTTAGAAGATGAGGATTTGGATCAATTGCTACAGTTGATTGAACCACACGATGAAGGCCTCCCTATTGAGATGTACGACTACCAGCGTGAGGGTGTCAAGTACATGATCTCCATGGATAGGTCTACCTCTCTTGCCGCTACATCTGCTGGTAAGAGTTTAATGCTGTACGTTGCTGTTCGTATCTATCAGCTGCTAGAAGAAATGAACGACAAAACTATATTTATAGTTGTTCCTTCAGTGTCATTAGTAGAGCAGTTGTATAATGACTTTGACAACTACAGCTCATTCAAAGGCTCAAATTGGTCAGTTGGAAGCCAGGTTCAAAAGATCGCTGGTAAGTATTCAAAACAGGTCAACCATCCTATAGTTATTACTACGTGGCAGAGCATGGACAAGCTACCATACCACATCTATGAAGATATGGGTGCTCTGTTTGTTGATGAGACTCATACCGCCAGTGCTAACGTCCTAACATCGATTGTAGAACGTTGTATCAATACGCCATTTCGTCACGGTGTTACTGGTACATTGGACGGTAGCGAGTGTAATGAGATGGTGATTGAAGGTCTACTAGGTCCTATTAAACGGATAGTGGATGCTCGTACCATCATAGATCAAGGTAGAGCTTCAGACCTCCACATTCACATGACTATGTTAAGCCATCCTCATCACATTCGTCAGGAGGTGGAACGTGAGAAGAGTAAACTTCCTCCGAAACAACGATACCACAAAGAAGTTGAAATCGTTGAGCAGTTACAGTACAGACGTGACTTCATTCTTGATCTGGTTAGCAGTATTCCTGGTAACTCATTAGCACTGTTTGATCACGTAGAGGGATACGGACGGGAATTGTATGCGGCGTATAAGGAGGATCATCCCAACACGTTCTTGATCATCGGTGAGGTGGAGAGTGCTGTACGTGAAGAGATTCGCCAAACGATGGAGCAATATGATGATGCAACTATATTCGCTTCGTTTAAGACTATGCAGCAAGGTGTGAGTATCAAGAAGCTCCAAAACTTGTTCCTTGTATCCTCTTCTAAGTCTATCATTCGAATCTTGCAGTCTATTGGACGGATGATGCGTATGCACCACACCAAAGAGTTTGCTCGTGTATTCGATATTGTTGACGACCTCAGCTTGGATGGAGAGAGCAACTACATGATGCAACATGCTCAAGAACGGGTTGAGATCTTCCACAAAGAAAAATACAAGATCGATTTCGATCAATATAACCTCGATAAGTATATTGAACCTGAAGGAATCGATCAGTACCTGTAGAACGCTCTCAGACCGTTTATACGAGGTTTAGTATAAAGCACTACCAGGGCACAGCCCTATTGTGAACTTCCTGGTAGAGCTGCAGACCAGCTAGCCATAGCGTCCTTTACATTAGTGAACGATCTAACGTTCTTTTTCTTCAGTTGATTGATCTCGATACGAGTGATTGCTCGTTCAGTATAGTATTGCACTTGAGCCATTAAAGCCTCATCGTACCTAGCTCTATTGGACTCTGAAGGTCTTTGTTCATTAATGTGTTCATGATACTGAGCTTCGTCAGCTAGAAGAGCCAGATAATGTTGGATCTCTACTACCCGTTGCGGTGTCATAGGACCTCCTTCATCAAAGCGTACAGCTTGTCAGCTAAGTCGTATTCACCTAGTTTGATACACTCTGTAGC